TGCATTGTTATTGGAAAGATATTAATAGCTCTGCAATTTGGACTTCATTAAAAGAAGCTAAAGCAAGTAAAGTTACCATTTGTATTACAGCAGGTTGGCTTTTAAGAGCAGACAAAGATGTGCATGTAATTGCAGGTGATGTTAACTTTAATGATGATGGCACATTAGGTGACGTAGGTAACGTAACTACTATGCCTTCAGTAAACGTATTAAAGATTAAGAAGGTATCAGTTTGAGATACGTCTTTGATATAGAAACAAATGGATTTCTACATCTATGCGATAAGGTACATTGCATTGTACTTAAAAACATAGACACAGGAGAGATACTTACACCTAGCAATGAAGACGCTATTAAACTTTTAGAAGAAGCAGAGCTTATCATAGGTCACAATATTATTAAGTTTGATATTCCTGTATTAGAGAAATTACATTCCGCTACATTTAGGGGCAAAATTTTCGACACTTTAGTAGGTACAAGATTAGTATTTGCAGACATTAAAGAAAGCGACTTTTCAAAAAAAGATTTTCCAAAAGATTGTATAGGTAAACACTCATTAAAAGCATGGGGTAATAGAATAGGTGAGTACAAAGAACAGATAGATACTGACTGGCAAACATTCACACCTGAAATGCTTGAGTATTGTAAGCAAGATACAGAAGTTACTTACAAACTATACAAAGTTTTAGAAGAAAAAGGTTACTCCCAAGAGGCTATGGATTTAGAACATGAAGTAGCCTCACTAATATTTAAACAAGAACAACATGGCTTTACGTTTGACAGAGAAAAAGCAGAAGCATTATCTGTTAAATTAAAAGCAAGACAAGCAGAGTTAGCTGAAGAATTACAAGGTGTGTTTGAACCTATCGTAACTGAAAGATGGTCTACAAAAACAGGTAAGAGATTAAAAGACCAAGTTACTGTATTCAATCCATCAAGCAGACACCATGTAGCACAAAGATTAAAAGATAAGTATGGTTGGGAAGCTAAAGAATTTACCAGTGATGGTAAAGCTAAATTAGATGACAGTATATTATCTAAACTTCCATATCCTGAAGCTAAAATATTATGTGAAACTTTTTTATTAACTAAAAGAATTGCACAAATAGCTACAGGTTCACAGGCATGGTTAAAGCATGAACGTAATGGTAAAATTCATGGCACTTGTAATACTAATTCTTGTGTAACATCAAGAGCTTCACACTCGTTTCCAAATTTAGGACAGGTCGTTAGTACGTCTGCACCTTATGGTAAAGAGTGTAGAGAATTGTTTACAGTACCAGAAGGTAAACGATTAGTAGGTATAGACGTAAGCTCTTTAGAAGTTATGATGCTTTGCCACTTTATGTCAAAGTTTGACAATGGTGCATACACTAAAGTTGCACTTGAAGGTGACATACATACAGAGACACAGAAACTAGCAGGGTTAGACAGCAGAGATTTAGCAAAGCGTTTTTACTATTGCTTTTTATATGGGGGAAGTGTCAAAAAAATTGCTGAAGTAATTAACAAACCATTCAAAGAAGCAGGAAAGATTAAGAAAAGATTTTTAAATAACTTACCTGCACTACATAAACTTATAGAAGGCGTACAGTCTGCGGCTGAACGTGGTTATCTAAATGGTTTAGACAAAAGACAAATCAAAGTTCGTAATAGTTACTCGGCACTTAACACATTGTTACAAAGTGCAGGTGCAATCCTATGTAAGAGATGGCTAGTAGAATTTAACAAAGAGATTAAGAAATTTAAGAACGCACAACAAGTTGTATGGGTACATGATGAAATACAAGTTGAGTGTGAAGAACAAGACGCTGAAGACATTGGTAAGATAGCAGTCGAATGTATTAAACGTGCAGGTGAACACTTCCAATTAAGAGTGCCGCTAACAGGCGAATATAAAATATCAACTAATTGGAGTGGAACACACTAATGAAGAATAATAAATTTGATATTGACCTAAAGTATGGTCAAGAAAGAGAACAAAGACTAGCATCTATATTAGACAAAGATAAAAATAAAATAGAAGTTAAGACTGAAAGAGACTGGTGGTTTAAAACAGGTAACATTGCAATAGAAGTAGAATGTAATGGTAAACCTTCAGGTATCATGGCAACTAAAGCTGACTATTGGGTACACATATTAGCAGAAGGTGACAAAGATTATTGCAGATTAATATTTGATACTAGAACAGTAAAGAGATTAGCAAAAAAATATATAGGTACACTTAAAAATGGTGGTGATGGTTGGCGTAGTAGGTTTGTCTTAATACCTTTAGCCGAAATATTTTTACCAAAAAATTTAAGCAAATCTATGCAGGAAAGGATAGTTAAATAATGTATAAAAAGAAAAGAGTATTAGTAATTGATGGTGACATACTTGCCTACCAGATAGCAACTAACAACGAACAACCTATCAACTGGGGTGATGGTTTATGGACATTACATGCAGATGAAAATAGTTGCAAACAACAATTAGATGCAGTGATAGATGATTTAGGTTCTGGACTATCAGGTGATGATTATGTTGTAGCACTTACAGATAAGAATAATTTTAGAAAAGATGTTCTTCCTACATACAAAAGTAATCGTAAAGAAAAACGTAAGCCAATAGTTTTAGGTGCAATGCGTGAACACATTATGAAAAAACATAATGGTGTTATGTGGGCTAACCTAGAAGCAGATGATGTCATGGGTATTATGGCAACTGAACCTACTGTTGATGAAGAAAGAATATTAGTTAGCATTGATAAAGACATGCGAACAATACCATGCAATCTTTCACAAGATGGTATGACAATAGAACAGATACCAGAGAAGATAGCTAATTATAACTTTATGATACAGACAATCATGGGTGACAAGACAGACGGCTATGATGGTATTGATGGAATTGGAATTAAGACAGCAGAAAAATTACTTCTTAAATATACTAATTGCACGTTGCCTGACCTATGGAAGATAGTCAAAGGCATCTACAAAGAAAAAGGTTACACACAAAAAGAAGCTCTACAACAAGCTAGGGTCGCACACATTTTAAGACATGGAGAATACAACAAGAAAACAGGGAAGGTAAAACTATGGACGATATAAAGAAACCAATGCACTACAATCAGGGAGGTATTGAACCTATAGATTACATCACAAAGAATGAAATGTCTTACTGTGAAGGTAATGTAGTTAAGTATGTTTCTCGTTGGAGATTTAAAGGTGGCATACAAGATTTAAAGAAAGCTAAACAATACATAGATTTTATTATTGAGAAAGAAGCACAACCAACAGTAACAGAAACAAAAGATGATTGATTACGAAAGAGACGAGTTACTTACTGACTTCGGTAAGACAACTTTAAAAGATAGGTATTTATTACCAGAAGAAACATCACCGCAAGATGGATTTATGAGGGCGGCAAAAGCATTTTCAGATAATGATGAGATGGCAGAAAGAATTTACAACTACGCTAGTAAACTTTGGTTCATGTACTCAACACCTATTTTATCTAATGGTGGTACTAACAGAGGTATGCCTATCTCTTGTTTCTTAAACTATGTAGGTGATAGTAGAGAAGGATTAACAGGACACTACACAGAGAATGCTTGGTTGGCATCTATTGGTGGTGGTATCGGTGGTTACTGGGGACATGTTAGAAGTGATGGTGTAAGTACATCAGGTGGTTCACAATCATCTGGTTCAATACCTTTTCTTCACGTTGTCGACAGTGAGATACTTGCATTCTCACAAGGTAAAACAAGGCGTGGAAGTTATGCGGCATACATGGATATGTCACACCCAGAGATAATAGAATTTTTAGAAATGCGTAAGCCTAGTGGTGGAGACATACATAGAAAATGTCTTAACCTACATCATGCAATAAATATATCTGATGAGTTTATGCAGTTGATAGAAAAATGTATTGCTGAACCTACCTATGATGACAGTTGGAATTTAATTGACCCTCATACAAAAAACGTAGTACGAACTGTATCAGCTAGAGAATTGTGGCAAAAATTATTAGAGACAAGAGTTGCTACTGGTGAGCCTTATGTTTCATTCATAGATACTATCAATGACGCATTGCCTGAAACACAAAAGAAACTAGGATTAAAAGTACATCATTCTAATTTATGTACAGAGATTACATTACCTACTAATGAAAATAGAACAGCAGTGTGTTGTTTGTCTTCAGTTAATTTAGAAAAGTATGAAGAGTGGAAGAACGAGCCATTGTTTGTACCAGATTTAGTTAGGTTTTTAGATAATGCTTTGTCTTACTTTATAGAGAATGCACCAGAAAGTGTATTCAGAGCAAAGTTTAGTGCGGCTAGTGAAAGAAGTATTGGGTTAGGAGCTATGGGTTTCCACGCATACTTACAATCTAAAGGTATACCTTTTGAAAGTGCATTGGCTAAAGCTCTTAACTTAAAAATATTTAAAAAGATTAAACAAGAAGCAGTTGAAGAAAGTGAAAGACTAGCAATTAAAAGAGGTGAAGCACCTGATATGGAAGGTACAGGTATGCGTAATGCACACTTGTTAGCCATAGCACCAAACGCATCATCATCTATTATTTGTGGCACTACATCACCATCAATAGAACCATACAGAGCTAACGCTTATGTACAGAAAACAATGTCAGGTTCTTTTCTAGTTAAGAATAAATACTTAGAAAAATTATTAGATAAAAAAGGCATGAACACAGACGCAGTGTGGCAATCTATTGTAGCACAAAGAGGTTCAGTATTACATTTAGATGAACTATCTGATTATGAAAAAGATACATTTAAAACATCTATAGAAATTAATCAGCAATGGGTAATAGAACATGCGGCAGACAGACAACAATATGTGTGTCAAGGTCAGTCAGTAAATGTATTTGTACCTGCTGATGTAAACATTAAAGAGCTACATGACATACACATGTTAGCTTGGAAAAGAAAAATAAAAACTTTGTACTATTGTAGAAGTGAAGCAATCAAACGT